GTGAGGCGATCGCCACGACCGCCTTGCCGAACACCTCGAACAGGCCCTTGTTGTCGCGGATCGTGTCGGTGATGTCCTTGAACGCGCCCTTCAGCGCGGGCAGCACGTCTTGCGCGGCGGTCCTGATCTTCGGCAGCCACGTCTTGATGAAGTAGTCGCCGATGTCGTGCAGGATGCGCTGCAGGGGCTTGGACTTCCGGTACAGGGCCTCGAATCCCGCAGCGAGGGCCACGACCGCGGCGGCTGAGGCGCCGACCGCGGGACCACCGAAGAACGAGCCGATCCCGAACGCGCCGAGAACAGCGCCGAGGGGGCCAGCCAGGTCGCCGAGCTTCTGAAACTGGGTCACGATCCCCGAGAGCGCGTCGAGGGTGGCGGAACCGATCGGGGCCAGGGTGGTGAAGATGTCGCCGAGGATGGACAGCACGCCGGAGATCAGGCGGCCGGCGTTGGGCATGTTCTGCTTGACGTAGTCGATGAACGACCGGAGGCCCTTGTTCTGCCCTGCCGTGCGCCCGAAGTCGGCGAACCGCTTGGAGATGTTCTCCAGGCCCTTCAGCACGCCCTGGGAGAGTGTGTCGTCGAGCGTCCCGAACAGTCCGCCGAGGCCGAGCGCGATGTTGCCGGCGATCGTCGCGAACGAACGCAGGTCGCGCCCGAGGTCATGGGCGAACGCCTGGACGAACTTCTTGAAGCCGGGTGACGACACGACGTTGTCGAGCGAGCCGATCAGGTCGTCGAACACGCTCGAGACCGCCGAGATGATCGGGGTCAGGTCGGGGATCACCTTCGCCAACAACTTGAGGGCGTCGGTCAGTGGCTTGAGAAGGATGCCCTTGGGTAGCGAGTTGAACGCGCCCTTCACCTTGTCCAGCGCGCCCACGAACGCGGTCTGGGCGGGCGTCATGGCCGCCTGGGCGTTGCGGAGCTGCGCCAGGGTGTCGGCGTAGTCCGCGCTGCCCTTCTTGAGTCCCTGCAGCTTCGAGGTCAGCTTGTCGATCTGCTTGGACTGCGCGATAGCGTCCTTCACCGCGAACCCAGCGAGGAAGCCGAAGATCGTCACCCCGCCGGCCACGATCGCCAACGGGGCCGCGAGTGCAGCCGCCAGCCCAGCGACGACAGCCGTCAACGGGATCAACGCAAGACCGAGGATCGAGGCGCCGCCGGCCATAGCTGAGAAACCGCTGACCACGCCTGAGGTTGACGACTTCAAGGCGGCTAGTTCCGTCTCAGTCTTGAAGACCGATGCGTTGTCGAGCTCAACATCCACCGCGACAGTCGGTTTGGCCCGCTCGGCCATTGACTTCAGCAGGTCCAGCTCCAGCGCCATCTTGTTGCGGAGCGCCGTGGCGCCCTCGAGGTCGACCGGAATCTCAACCTTGGTCAGCTTCTCGATCAACGCGACCTGTGTGGCGATCTCCTGACGGAGACGCTCACCCTCAGCGGTGATCGGGATGTCGACCTGAATCGACTTGCTGAGCTTGAGCGCCTCACTGCGGATGGCCGCAGCCATCTGATCGGTGCTTGCCCTGGTCGGGATCTTTATCGGATCCCGCTCCTGCTCCTGGCGCGTCCGATCGAGCGGCTCAGTTAGCCCAGTCGTGTCGAGCTCGGTCTGAACGGTGACCTTGAGCTGCTTTTCCACCTTCTCGATGGCGGCCTTGAGTTCAGGAAAGAGGTGTGACGTGTCCGGCACAACCCGGACAGAGATGCGGCCGACTTCGACGCCACCAGGAGAAGCCATGCCACACCCCCTAGAGGTTTCGTCCGATCAAGGCCAACAGCGGCGTACCGCCGCTCTGCTTCTTTGCGCCAGGCACCGGGAAGGTCGGCGATTTCTTGCTGCCCTTGCCCTCAGTGACACCGCCGGCGAGCGCCGTGATGTTCCAAAGTTGGGCGAGCATGTGACGATCGGGACCCCAGCCCCAGTAGTCACGCCATTCGGGGCCCCTGGATGTGAGCCCAGAGCCGGGAAGTCGGAGGAAGCGCCTCGACGAGGGCGAGCACCTCGGCCGGCGACCACTCCTCGAGAACGCTCGCCAGCCGTAGGCCGTACTCCTGCTGAAAATCAGCGAGAAGGTGCAGCCCGTGCTCGTCGATCAACTCGCCGAGGGCGAGGCTTCCCCCATCTGAGAACCCTGGTTGTAGCTCTCAAGGATGATGGCGAGACTGCCGAGGTCGTCCTTGAACTCCTTCAACAGGCGCTTCGCGTGATCCGCGGACTTCGCCGTCGCTCGCACGATCTGCTCGAGCCGCTCCTGCTCGTCGATGTCCTCGGTTTCAACCGCGGACTTCAACTCGGTTCGCTTCTCCTTCGAGAGGCGTGCAGGGTTGAGCAGAATGACGTCGCCGCCAGGAATATCTTTGATGACCAGGGGTCCGAACTTCTTGTCCGCAGCATCGCGGATGTGCTGCAAAGTGATTTCGGGCATGAGCGCGGCCTTTCATGTTGGGAGCGCGGCAACAAAAAGCAGGCCCCGACCCCCGTGTGGCCGCGCTCACGACATACATACGGGGGTCGGGGGGTCGTCAGGTCGCAGCAGAGCCGAGAGCGTCGTTGATCCAGTACGCCCGCTTCATGCCGGACTGCTGGAGGATCGTCACCTTCAGCGGCAGCTTCACGAAGTCGGCCGGATCGAACGACGGGGCGTCCGAACGGAGGATCGACGCCTTGGGGACCGCGAGGCCGAGGGGCTCGGTGCCGTCCAGCATGACCAGCATGAACGCTCGCTCCTGGGCTGAGGCCACGTCGGGCCATGCGAACTCGCCGGCGGTGGTCGAGTTGTCGCCGCCGCCGTGGTACATGGTCAGGACGTCGTCGTCGAGGATCTGCTCGGCGTTGAAGACCAGCGAGTCGACGGCCTGCGTCGTCACAACCGTCTTCAGCGACGGGTTCTGCCATGAGCCCTTGGTCGTGGTGTCGCCGCCGTCGGTCTGGAACGCGAGGATCGTGTCCAGGTCGGTGTGGCCGATGTCGTTCCAGTCGGCCGGGATGGTGCCTGCGGAGGCGTAGGTGTTGAGCTGCGCAAGGGTCCACTTCGCGCCCAGCGTCGTGTTGGTGAAGATGTGCCCGACCCCAGGGGTCAGGACGGCGGCATCGGTAACAGCCATGAGGGTTTCCTCCGTCGTGCGGATGGTTGGTTGAGAGCGCGGCAACCCGTCCCGGCGGGACGGAGGATCAGGGGCGCGTCCAGACCTGATGGGTCTGGTCGAACCGGAACACGCCATCGGGCTCGGTGCCGGTGCGCGGATGGAACGGCGAGAGGGACTCCACGACCCGATGAATGACGCCATGTTCGAAACGGGTCTGCGCTCGCCGCGCGTTCCAGAGCCGCACCCGCGCTGTCTCCGCGAGCGCCTTGGCGGCGTCATAGGTCCCGGCGTAGGAGACGATGTGGATGGTGGGCTTGTCCATGAACTGTGGGTGGACCGCAGTGCCGCCGAGCTTGTAGATCACGCGGCACGGCATCTTGGACGCCAGGTTGGGGGGCGTGATGGGTGACCAGGGGACGTCGTTGAGGACGTCGCCCACCAGTAGTTCCTCGTCGGGCAGGTCACGTAGGTCGGTCACAGCGCGGCCTCTGCGACGGCTCGGCCCAGGATGTGCAGGCCCTCGACGTATCGCTTGTGGTCCGGCGTCCAGTGGCCGAACTCCACCGACAGGGGCGCGGGACCGTCAAGGTTCACCAGCGCGTCGATCCGCTTATCGGTCTTCGTGATCTCATGGCCGCCCGGATTGTCATGTGGCGCGAACAAGCCTTCAGCGATCGTCGCCACGCGGTCACGCTCGGCGACCACGGCGGCATGGACTCCGGGGAGCAGAGCCACCTTCTTCGCGATCTTCGGGTCAACCCAAACCACGACGCCTCCTAGGTGACCCGGCGGAGATTGACCTGCGTCACCGCGGTGCCGGTCATCGGGTGCTGGTAGGGCGCGGGCTCGCCTTGGGTCCGGTAGCGGGTTCCGCCGACCGTCCACTCGTCGAGCGCCGACACCGTCGTGTCGGGGGTCAGCAACAGCACCCGGTCTGTGGTCACCAGGTCGGCCGCGGGGGCGTCGGCCTCGAAAGCGTTCCCGGGGAACGTCGCCAACGCCTGAACCGTCCGGTCGACGAACGACGGGACCTCGTTGTTGTGCGCGTCTCGCGTCGGCGTGCCGGCGACATGCTGCGTCACCGTCGGAGCGAACGGCCCCGGAGTGATGCTCACGAATCGAACCGGGTGTCGTAGTCGGCCAGCGGGTCGATGCTGAACGCGCCGCCACCGCCGGACATCCTGCGCAACGTCGCGCGCTCGGTCTTCGTCAGGTACACCCCGGCCATCGGGCGAGACACCGAGTACGGCCCGAGCGTCTCTGTCGTCACACCCTGCGGGTTCGCGTAGGCCCGCATGGCAGCCGACAGGACCACCGTCTCCGCGCCCGAAGGCAGCGGCGAGACGACCGAGGCTGCCAGCGTCTCGGCTTGGGCGATCAGGGCGTCACCGCGGTCGGAGTCGCCCGAGGACCCCAGTAGCAGAAACAGGGCGTCGGAGTCCGGGGTGGTGTAGGTCACGACGCCTCCTGGGTTGAGTCGGTGGGGAAGGCGGGAGTCCCCAAAGGGACCCCCGCCCACCTGTCACGCAGGTCAGGAGACCTTGACGGAGGCCACGACGAGCGCCTCGGGGCGCACGACCTTGGCGCCGTACAGGTGCAGACCCTTGAGGGCGTCCGCGAACCGCTTCTGCGGACGGAACGCCTCGACCTTGGCGATCTGCTCGGCGTACGACGTCGCCAGCGGCGAACCCGCGATGGCGAGCTGGCCACCACCGGAGAGGACCACGTCGGTCACGGTCGCCGAGGCGGACTGGTTGACCGTGGTCACCGCAGTCGAGCCGTCGGTGCCGACCGAGGCGATCTTGTTGCTCGAGCCGATCCCGGTTCCGGTGATCGTCAGGCCCACATCGCCCTCGTTGAACGTGCCGGCCGGAGCCGTCAGGTTCTTCGAGCCCGAGGTCGTGGTCACCGACGCCAGTGCGCGGTCAGCCTGGAAGGCGTTGTTGGACTTCATGATGGTGAAGCCGCCAGCCTCCCCGACGATGCCGTTGCGCAGACCGCCGGAGCCGCCCGACTCGTTGATCTTGATGAACCGCGAGTCGAGGAGGAACTGGCCGTAGGTGGCCGGGTCCACGACGAGCCAACGGCCCTCGGTGGGGATGTTGTTCTGGTCGAGCGCCACCATCGCTGGCACGACGAGCTTGTCGTAGACGTTGGTCGCCGTGGTCGCGTCCACCACGCCGAGGTGGTTGGACGCAGCGCTGGCCATGCGGGATGCGACGAACTTGTCGGCCACGTCGCGCAGACCGAACGCGGCCCGGCGGGCAGCCTCGGTCATCAGGGCGCCGCCGGAGCGGGCCTGACGCAGGTCGATGTCGTCGATCTCGAACGCGAACGCCTTCGCCTGGTCGACGACCAGGGTCCGGTCGGCGTCGGTCAGGGTCTCGACCGTGAGGTCGGTGTCCTTGGTGTAGTCCACGATGTCGACGTCGGCGATCGAGCCGATGTGGACGGTGTCGCCGTAGGCAGCGATCTCGCCCTCGTAGTCGCGGTTCACACACGGCGAGCCCGCGTAGACGAGGTTCTTGTCGAGGATGCCGAGCAGCTGGGCCGCCCACACCTCGGGGATGAAGTTGGTGATAGCCATGAGCGGCTACCTCTCTTTCTTGGTCAGGTTTTGATGCCGAGCAGGTCGTTCAGCCGTCCCTCGACGCGCGCCTTCTCGATCTCGGCGTGCTTGCCATCGCTGGCAAGGCGCTCGACATCGGCGCGTGAGAGCTGGCCCGCACTACTCGGACCGGAGGCACTCGACCCCTGTGCGGGGTTGGGTGCGGGGGCGCGCTTCCCGAGCGCTGGGTTCTCGGTGACCGCATCCCCGACGGCAGCCGCGATGGCTACGCCGTCAGAGGGGTCGAGGTCTGCGACCTTCGCCAGGAAGGAACGCGAGTCGAGCAGGGCGGAAGCCACACCGGCGTCCGGGGTTGCGCGGAAGACAGCGAGCTCGAGCGCGGCTTGCTTGGCCTGCGCCTGGCTCTGCGTCAACTGCTTGGTGAGCTCTGCCGGGTCGACCGGCTCGTCGGTGACCAGCCCGAGTGCCTTGCCGATCGTCTGCGCGAGTTCCTTGCGAGCATCCTCGGCGGCCTGCGCCTTGGCGTTCGTTCGGGCTGCGCCGTTCTCCTTGCGGAGACGTTCGATCTCGGCTTGAGCGGCCTTCGGGTCTTCCCACGGGTTCGCCGCGGGCTCCGGGGTGGAAGCCTTGGGCGGCTCGGCGGGGGGTGTCGGCACGGGAGGTGTCGGCGCGGCTGCGGGCGGCTCGGTGGGTGCCGGGGTGGCGGTCGGTTCTGCGGGTGCTGCGGACATGACGAGCCCTCCTGGGGCGGTTGTGGTGCTTCCCCGCGCCAGGCGGGAGGTTCGGGTGCCTATGCGCGGGGTTTGCGCGTGTAGGGCTTCGTGAGGGGGCCGGTGACGTCACGGCCCTCGACGTGCTGGCGCCAGGCGATGAGGATGTCGCGGCCGGAGTGTCCGTACTCCTCGGCGAGACGCTGGTAGTCGGCGAGATCCTGGCGTGCCTGCGCGGTCATCTCGTAGGTGTTGAACACGGGCTCGGCGTGGCACCGGCAGGTCCCACCGGAGCCGTTGGGCTGCTTGGTGTGGGCGCGGAAGTCGGCTGACGCTTTGGAGCCGTAGACCGCGCCACGAGTCGCCAGGAGGCGGCAGAATGAGCAGGCGCCGGGCTCGGTGACTCGCGCCCAGCCCTTCGCTTCCTTGTCGACATGCGAGGCTTCGATGATCGCCTGCCGCGACTGGTCGAGGACCATCTGCTCGACCTCGGAGGCGAGCGCGTCCTGCGCCTTCTGCTCGGCCACCGGATCGGCTGGGCCGTACAGCGGGGACAGGACATGCTCGACGGTCGCAGTCAGATCGGCATGGCTGGGCAGTTGCGGCATCGGGAGCCGCGGAGGGGGACCCGTGACGCCGGCCGCGCGACGTTCGTTGCGGTAGTAGGTCAGGGCCGCGGCAGCGGAGGCGCGACCGTAGTGGGTGACCAGGGCCTCGGTTGCGGCCGTCAGGCGCGGGCTCGACCCCTTCAGGTCGTGCGGGTTGAACAGGGTCAGCCAGGCGTGACGGATGGCCGACGGGATCAGGGAGACGAAGGCCGCCTGGCTCGAGCGGTGTCGGTCAGCCGTTCTGGTCATCGGGCACCACGGGAGCCGGCTGGGCTGCAGGGGCCGAGACGTCGCCTGCGAGGGACTTGTCGACCCGAGCGGCCTTCGCGGTCAGGCTGTGCGCCACCTCCTGCAGGAACGACGCGCCCTGGTCGACGTCGCGGTCCTGCGCCAGACGTGCGCGGTCGTTCGCGGAGTACCCGAGACGCTTCAGTGTCACGTCCGAGGTCGCGGGGATAGCGCCCGACTGGATCTCGGCCGCCACGGCCTGCGACGTGACGCCGGGGATCGGCGGCGTCACGGGAGCCCAGTCGGCGTCGATGCGGCGGAACTCTGCGGGCAGCACACCCTTGTTGGCGAACCGCATGGCGAACTGGACGACGCGCTTGAGGGGTTCGCCGAACTCCGGCTGCATCCCCATCGCGTGCTGGTCGCGGCGAGCGTTCGATGCCGTCACAGCCTCGGCCGACGCGGGGTTGCCCTGCGTGTACAGGCCCATATCCTGCGGCGGGGAATGAACCTCGGCGGCGGCAGCGGACGCCAGCCAGTCGAGGAGCTTGGTGAACACCGACGGGTCGTAGGGCGTGAGCTGCTTGAGCTCCGGGAGGTTGCCCTCGTCGTCGCGCTCGAGGGCCATGACGCGGGTGATGTAGGTCTCCCATGCCGTCTTCGCGGACCCGTCGCTGTTCTGGAAGTCGGCTTCGGTAGCCCCGAGGAGCGCGATCTTCGGCACCGAATATAGGTCGCGGGATACCTCGAGGCCGAGCATCGTGCGAGCGGCGTTGTCGATGTAGTAGCGCAGCGCGTTGCTGATCTCCGAACGGCCGCCACGGTCGTGCGTTCGGGGACGGTTCGCCAGCCGCACCACCGGCACGAAGTCGAAGCCGTGCTCGTCACGGTCGACGATCTCCCACTCCAGCTTGTCGTTCTGCGCGACCGTGACCGTCTTGCCGGGGACGACCAGCGTCCCGTGCAGTCGGTCGTCCGCCCAGAACTCCTGCATCGCAGCGCGAGCATTCAGGCCGGAGCCGTCCCACAAGGCGATCATGTTCAGCGGCGACTCGACGGTGATCCGCGGGGCGTCGCCGGCCTCCAATGGAGAGCCGACCACCCAGTACGACGGACCCATCGAAAGAGCGTCGGTGAACGAGAGCCGCTGCTCGGCCGCGAAGCCGTTCGCGTCGAGG